AATCCGGTTATTGATCGCGCCATTCCAGACCTTGATTTGGTACCTGCGCGCGATGTGCTGCATATCAAGATGAACACACGACAATATGATTTGCGCGGTGTCAGTCCGCTGGTGGCGCTCCTCAGAGACATGAGCGTCAATGACGCTATCGGCAATCAACAGATGCAGTTCTATATGAATCAAGCAAGGCCGTCCGTGGTATTGTCAACGGACCTGCGCCTTGACAAAGACCAAACCGATATGCTGCGCCAGAAATGGGACGAGCAGTCCAAGGGTGTCGGCATTGGTGGTACGCCAATTCTGTCTTCAGGATTGAAACCTTATCAACTGCAAATAAGCAGCGCGGACTCGCAGCTTGCGGACGTTATGAAGATTTCCGATGCGCGCATTGCGCTGGCTTATCGCATACCGCTGCAAATGTTCGGGCTTGGCGGCGGGCCGATGGGGTCCACTGAATTGTTGATGCAGATGTGGGTCAGCACCGGACTTGGCTTCTGTTTGAATCATCTTGAGGAAGCCATCGGTACTTTCTTTAAATTGGACGGTGTGCCGAAAGAATATCTTGAATTTGATACAAGTGCTCTTCTTCGGTCCGCGTTCAAGGACAGAGTTGAAGCTTATGTGAGATCGGTGCAGGGCGGCATCCATGCACCGAATGAGGCGCGTGCTGCATTTGATATGGAACCAGTGAAGTATGGTGACGAGCCGCGCGTACAGCAGCAGGTCGTTCCATTAAGTGCAGCGGGTAAGATCCCAGCGTCCCCAGCACCGGGAGCGCCACCGTCAGCACCGACGGCAGCGATAGATCAGCCGAAGCCCGCTGAACCTAAACCGCCGCCTGATGAGCCGAAGGGTATTACCGATGCAGAACGGACAAGACTCCTTAACAGATTTAGAACGTCTCATGCCGCCAACGTCTCACTTTGATGTATTGGCTGCTGAATTAGGGGCGGTTGCTGGACGTATAGAGCGTGAGTCTAATCTCAGGAATAACGCGCTCATTGCGGACATTGAAAGACGATATGCAGAAATTGAGCTGCGTCTGGAGCGGCTGCAGAAATCTCTGGAGCGATCAGTCAATGCAAATATTGATGAATGGGATGCGCAAATTTCTGATCGCATTGCCGCATTAAAAGATGGCAAGGACGGAGCTGATGGAAAAGAAGGAGCTCAGGGCGCGCAAGGTCCTGCAGGCGAGCGCGGCGAAACAGGGCTGCAAGGGCTGCAAGGCGCTCAGGGCGAACGTGGAGAGATGGGTCCGCAAGGTGAAATTGGTCCTCAGGGCGAAGTAGGTCCGCAAGGTCCGCAAGGTGAAAGAGGCGCAGATGGTGAAAGCATCAAGGGTGAAAAAGGCGAGGTCGGTCCGCAAGGCGAGAAAGGCGAGGTCGGTCCGCAAGGTGAAAGAGGCACGGACGGCGAAAAAGGCGAGGTCGGTCCGCAAGGTGAAAGAGGACTACAAGGTGAGTCCGGAGCAGTTGGACCTGCCGGACCTCAAGGCTTAAAAGGCGATGCTGGCGCGCAAGGGCCGCAAGGCGAAAAGGGAGCGCTTCCGCAAGTCAAGCGCTGGGTCGCTAACAGTGTCAGTTATGCCCATGATGTTTGCACTCATAAGGGCAGTCTGTATCAGGCTACAAAGGACACCGGTCAAGAGCCTGCGCCAGAAAATGCTGCTTGGATTTGTCTTGCGTCCGCTGGTCGCGATGGTGAAGACGGCAATGATGGTGAGGATGGCAGATCACTGACCATCAAGGATACTTTTGATCCAACACAAAAGTATGAAGCACTTGACGTTGTCACGTTGGACAACAGATGGTTCGTTGCCAAGCATGATGATCCCGGTCCATGCCCCGGTGCTGGCTGGAAGGCCGGTCCCGGTCTTGGCAAAACAGGTCGCCCCGGTGAGCGTGGTCCGCAGGGACCAAAGGGTGACAAAGGTGAAGTGATAGAGATCATCACTTGGGAGATAAATCCCAAGACTTACGAAGTTGCGCCTGTCATGAGCAACGGCGAGCGTGGCCCGGTGATGTTGCTGCGTGACTTGTTTGCGCAATTTCAGGAGGAGGCTGGCGATGCACTCTAGCATTACAGTCCTAAAGCCTGCGCCTGATATTGCGCTCGTTACGCTGTATGAAGCGAAGGTCGCGCTGAAAATTCCAACAACCAGTACGGCGGATGATGAACTGTTGAGGTTCATGATTCTGCGTGCATCGGATGAAGTGCAGACTTTGTGCAGTAGATTTTTCCCGAAAGAGCAGGTGATTGAAACCTTCCGGGAAATTGAAAATCCCATCACGAAACTGTACTTGTCACGCTGGCCAGTGAAATCCGATGACATCGTTTCCGTTGAGGTTGACGGCAACGGTGCGGACTTTGACATAGACAGTGAGTCCGGCAAGCTTTCGTTATGGGGTGGAAACTTCTGGGCGGAAACTGTGATTGCCACCTATTCCGGCGGCTATGCCATTCCGCAGGAAGTGCCTCCGGCTTTACGACAGGCGGTGTTGCTGTTTACGCGCGATGCATATTACAGCGCGCAGCGTGGTGATTCGTCTATACGATCAATCACGCATAAAGAAAGTCGGATCATGTATTTTGATCCAAATGCCAAGAGCGGTTCATCAGGCGGCGGCGGCGCAAGTGGTTCACCCGCGCAACGTGCCGCGAAGGATTTGCTCCAGCGCTTTACGAGGCTGACAGCTTGAATGGCCGTTGGTCAAATAGCGAAGATGGTTGCATCGCTCGTCAGTCCACATGGCGGGATTGAAAAGATTGTACTGAAAAAATTGGAAAGTCTGGGCGGGGATTTTATCCTGCAACAGTTGGGCATGAGCGGCGGTTCACTTGATATATTTGATGACTTGAAATTCCTTAAAGTGAAACCGCTTGGTCTTGGATTTTCCAAGATGGCGCAGCCGGGGCAAATGGCCAAGCGGCTGCAGAAACAATTCTTGCAGGCTGGCAAGAAAAAGAGCTTTCGGCGTTCTAGTAAATGGTCTCGCAGCGAATGGGCCAGCAGCCGTGAGGACTGGCTCGGCAATCAATGGAAGCACGACTGGCGCAGCCAGCCGCGCAATGCGCTGGGCAAGTGGATACCGGGGCGCTTGTCAGCCATTGAATCGCAACTGCAATATAAGGGCAAGAAGGCGGGGCGCAGAACCAAGCGGCGGCGGCGATTGCGCAGGGCAGCACGGTTGCGCGGGCGCAAGATGGCGAAGATGGCGTTCAGGAGATAGCCAGTGGCTTTCAACTTTTCTGAAACAGTATATGCGCAGGCGCAGAACACGTATGGCCGACAGGTCACTATTACGCCATTGGCAAGTCAGCCCAATGGTCAGGCGTATGTGACGCGTGGTATCTTTGAGATGGAAGAGATGGACGTGGCCGCAATGGATGGCTCCATCATTTCGGAAACGCGTGTCATCTTGGACATTCGTGATGTGGAATTTTCTGTGCTGCCGCTGCAGGGCGATCTTGTTGATGTGCCAGCCGAAGGCAGTATACCGGCTGAAGGGCAGTTTGAAGTGATAGACGCTGATCCGAATGGCGGCGGGGAAACGACCTTGACCTTGCGTCGCATTGTACCGGCAAAGCCATGACAGCCAGCAGCTATGCCATGATCGTACGTGACGAAATGCTGGCACGGCTGAAGACGTTGCCGTTCTTTTCTACGTTCAAGTTCGGCACTAACAAGGCAGAGCAGATCCAGCCTGAGTTGATCCCTTTTCTTGGCGTTTATTTCATCAGTGAGGATCTGTCTCCGGAAGGCGATCCAAATGCCGGTGAGCCGCGTTTCCATTCTTCAGCAACGTATGGCTTTTCTGTTGTCGTGCAGAACAATGATGGGGCGGCTGCAGAATTAAAATTGGATGAGGCTTGGGTGCTGGTCATGGATAAACTGTTTCGTGATCCATCCTTGTACTTGAATCCAGCAGCCAAGATACAGTCTTATACGCGTGGCAATCGCACACATCAATTTGGTTCTGCCGGTGCGGACAATTCAATTCCGGTAGCGGAAAGTCGCTTTACGTTGATGTGTGATCTTGGCGTGATTGACTTCCCGCCGATTGTCCCGGACGTGCTGGAGACGATCCACATTGAAACGAGATACCCGACTGCTGACACTGACCCGGCAGAGGTCCAGCAGATCAGCGCTCAGTATGACATTCCACAGAACAAGGAGAAGAAAGATGAAAGTGTTTCCAAAAAATGATGATGTCCGCAGGGTTCTTTATCATCCGGCGGCTGGTCATTTTCGTGCGGAAGGTCCGGCTGACTGGCCGGATGACGCGTTTACCAATCGGCGCATTGCCGATGGAGATATCTACAAGGAAGGCGGGGGCGATCCGATGATGAAAGAAAAGTCGCCTCCCCAGCGTAAGCCTGCCAAGGCTGAGTAGAAATTTAACCACCAAAGGAGGGCAGTATGCCTATTTCTTTTAATCAGATACCAGCCAATTGGCGGATGCCGCTCTATTGGGTGGAGCTTGATCCGAGCAAGGCTGGGCTTGGCCTGACGCCCGGTCGTTCATTGCTTGTTGGCATCATGACTGCAGCGGGCACGGCTACGCCTGATGTGCCTATAGCCTGTGCTTCGCAGGCGCAGGCGGATGCTTTATTCGGTGCCGGTAGTCATCTGGCCTGCATGTTCAAGGCTTTCTTCGCTAATAATTGGGCGAATGAAGTCTGGGGCTTGCCGGTAGCAGAGCCGACCGGCGCACCTGCAGTCGGTACGATTACAGTGGGCACACCGCCGACTGCGGCAGGGACGATTGATCTGTACATCGCTGGGCGCAATGTACCTGTCTATGTGGCAGCGACGGACACCGTTGATATCGTGGCGTCGTCAATTGAAGCTGCAATCAACGCCGATAAGAATTTGCCGGTGACGGCTGCAGTCGCTACCGGTGTCGTCACCGTGACGGCCAAGTTCAAAGGGACGCAGGGCAACGATATCAAAATTTCTGACAATTACTACGGCACGGTTGGCGGTGAGACTATGCCAGCGGGTGTGACGTTGACTTATGTGCAGTTGACGGGCGGTACCGGTGAGCCACTGTTTACTGATGCAATCAGTTCACTTGGTGAAACGGAAATTGACTATGTTGGTATGCCGTTCACGGATTCCACTTCTATGCTGGCGTGGGAAACTGAGTTCGGTTTTTCGGACACCGGTCGCTGGGGATTCATTCGTCAGCACTATGGCCACCTGTTCAATGCCAAGCGTGACACGTACATGAACCTGCTGCTGTTTGGTGAAACGCGTAACAGCGCGCAGATGTCCGTGCTTGGTATCGAGCCGGGTAGCCCGACGCCTGCCTATGAGTGGGCGGCGGCATACACTGCCAAAGCTGCGCGAGCACTGGTCAATGACCCAGCGCGTCCGTTGCAGACTTTGTCACTGGAAAGTTGTCTGCCAGCACTGTCGCATTTCCGTTTCCTGCTTTCGGAACTGAACGGTCTGTCGTTTGCCGGTATTGCCACGCAGCGTACGGCTGTGACTGTGCCAATGATCATGCGGGAAAATACTACGTACACCCGCAATCTGTATGGCAATTCTGACGACGCTTACGAGCTGGTCACAACGCTGGCAACGCTCGCCAAGCTGCTGCGCAATCAACGGCAGGCCATCACCAGCAAATATCCACGTCATAAGCTGGCCGATGATGGCACGCGGTTCGGAGCCGGACAGGCGATCGTTACGCCCAAGATCATCAAGGCGGAGTTGGTTGCGCAATACCGCATTGACGAGTTCAACGGTCTGGTTGAGAACGGCAAGGCGTTCAAGACCAACCTGATTGTTGAACGCGATCCCAATGATCCGAATCGCGTCAATGTCCTCTATCCGCCTGATCTCGTCAACCAACTTCGAGTGTTCGCTGTGCTGGCTCAGTTCAGGCTCCAGTATGACCGTGGCCTTGATACGGTCGTAGCGGCGTAATGGACCCGCAGGGAGTTTCCATAATCATCTTGCTAGTGCTGTTCGGTCTGGCAGCACTAGCCTGTTCTCGCCCATAGAAAGGATTGAAACATGGCGCAAAGAATAGCAGGGATTGCCTACCTTAAAGTGGACGGCAATCAATATCCGTTGCGGGGAAATTTTACGATTACTCCGTCGGTGATCGAGCGCGCTGGTCTTGCCGGTCAAGACTACATTCACGGCTATAGTGAGCTTCCACGCGTGCCTTCAATTGAAGGCGACGTGTCAACCGTGCCGGGGTTGTCAATCGAGGACTTTGAAGCTCAGGTCAACGTGACTGTCACGGCTGAGCTGGCAAATAACTCGACTTACGTGTTGCGTGAGGGCTGGTGTGTATCTGCCCTTGCTATTAACGCCCGCGATGGTCTAGTCAGGATCAAGTGGGAAGGCATCAGTTGCGATGAGATTCAGTAGATGGTAGATGAAACAGAAGTACCCAAGCCTGAAGAGCCAAAGCAGGTCAATGGGGCAGAAGTTACCAACGAGCTTGTGATACCCCTGCGCAAGAAAGTTATTGCGCACGGCGAAGAAGTACAAGAACTGAAATTCCGCGAGCCAACTGCAGGCGACATTGAAATCTGCGGTACGCCTGTCATGATTGACTTTTTGACAGGCGAGCAGCCCAAGATGACGTTTGAGACGAAGGCGATGTTCGCCATGATGTCACGGCTTGCGGGAGTGCCACCCTCTACGATCAAGCAACTGCATCCAAAAGATTGGGGGTATGCAGCCTTGGCTCTGGCGCATCGTTTTTTTATTCCAGAGATGTAGAGGACAACTTTATCCTAGACTGTTACAGGCTCGCAAAATACTACGGGCGCAATCCGCGTGAGTTCTTGGACATGCCGTTTTCCGAAATAGCGCGGCATA